ATTGTCGCTAGACTTTATTTACAAGGGTATACTAAATATCCTTTATGCAAACACGAACAGGAGGAAGTTGATGCTAAAGATGTTGTTAATTATTTTGCTACTAGGATCATGCACATACAAACCGGTAGTAGATCATAGAGGCAATAAAGGTACAGAAGTGGCTTACAGATACAATGATGATTTACAAACTTGTAAATCTATCGCAAAAGAAAATACCAATTCTATTATAGAATTTACAAAAATAGGTTATAATTGGTATCTACGACCACAGTTATTATGGTTGCCAGATAAGGCAGAATATTCCTATAAAGCTATGGTCCAAGACTGCCTTCAACAACGAGGGCATAGTGTTTTGAAATGACAGGAGGTAAAAATGACAGATCAAAATATACTATATAAAAAACTTTTATTGATTACGCATAATGTAAAATCAATAAAGCAAGATAAGACCAAAGGCATTCCATATAAAATAACATCATGGAACGCAGTTCATGACACAATCAAAAAAGAATTATTAGAAAATAATATTTTAATAATTCCTCATATTTCAGAACATACAAAAGAAGGTAATCTTACAACAGTAAAATTATACGCTGAAATTATTGATACAGTCAGTGGTCAAAAAATACAGGTAGGTGATTATGTAGGTTATGGAGTCGATCAATCTGATAAAGGTTGTGGTAAGGCTACTACTTATGCTTACAAGTATTTATTAATGAAATTATTTATGATGGAAGTTGGAACTGATGAAGATTCAGAATATTCCAATCCCCCTGTCATTCATAACAAACAATTAGGTAAAAAAGAAAGTGAGGATATTATCTAATGGAAAAAGTCGCATTTAATATTTTTAAAAATGAAAGCGAATACGAAAACGCTCCACCTTATAGAAACAATGAATTTGTTCCTGAAGAGGATTTTGTTCTAAAGGCAGGAGTACCTTATGAAATTTCACTATTTAAAAACACAAGTGAAAAAACAGGTACGCAATATCTTAGGGTATCAGTCAAAGTTAATGAATGGGCAATAGAAAATAAAGATGTCTATGCACATTTAAAAGATGTCACTGATTCTATTAAGGAACAAGAGGTAGATAAAAAAGATTTACCTAACGATCCCATTGAGTTCTAAGAATAGAAAAATAATTAAAGATAAAAAATATATGCAGTGGGTGTGTTCATCACTCCCCTGCTATGTTTGTAATTTAGAGGGGAATCTTAACTATCACCAAATTCAATTTCACCACTTACAAGGAATCCATAGAATTGGTGCAATGATAAGAGACGATAGTACAGGAATACCGATCTGTTATACACATCACCAAGAACTAACTTTTAAATTTGGCGAAAGAAAGTTTTGGGAACAGATGGACATAGACCCTATACATTACGCACTAGAAATATATAATGAGTATAAACAGGAGTTAGATCATGACACAAAATAAAATAATACTACGACACTTAGAAAAATCACCATTAACACCATTAGATGCTTTAATGAAGTATGGTTGTTTTAGATTATCAGCAAGAATTAATGAATTAAGACAAAGAGGTTATCACATAGAAACAGTTTATAAAACTGATCCAGAAACCAAAAAGACATTCGCTGAATATCGTCTAGGTGGTGTTGATGTTAGATAAATCAGTCTTTGAAAAATTTGATTTACTGCCGATGAGTTATAGTAAGTTAAATTCTTTTTCTAATTACCCTTGTCAATTTATTATGAATAAACTTTATAAAGTTGATACAGGAACTAATCCTGCAATGCGTGTAGGTCATTATGTAGAAGAAATGCTACATCTTAAATTACAGAAAGATGAATTAGCTGATGATGAAGAGCTCTTTATAGAAATTTACAAAAAGAAATTAAAGAGTGAATTTGAAGATTATCACGATCAAGAAAATCTAAAAAAGTATCTCAGTTATATTCCCAAGATGTATAAGAACTGCGAACAGTTATTTGTGCAGTTAGGTAATTATCCTTTATTAAGCTATCAAGAACAGATTGAAACCACAATCCTTGGTATACCATTCATAGGATATACTGATTTCATTTTTGATCTTGATGATGCTTTATGGGTTTATGATTTAAAAACAAAAGCAAGAATGACTAAACCTAGTAATTCTGAGTATCTACAACAATGGCTTTATAGAAAAGCACTTGAAGAAAAATACAAAAAACCTATTCATACGCATTTGTTTATTGTGACACCTACAAAATATCATTCTGAAGAATTAGAATTTGATGATGATAATGAGATAGAATTTTATAATAAAATAAAAGGCATGGCTTCAATGTTGCAAAAATGCAACACTATTGAAGAAGTAGCTTTATTATATCAGCCAAATCTTGATTCTTGGGAGTGGAATAAACAAAATATACCTGCAAGAAAGCAGATATGGGGAATTTAACGTTTTAACGCGTTTACAGAGTATTTTATAAGTTTAGGGGAGTATCTATTAATACTCCCTTATTTACATGCTCTATGCTCTTAAAAAAGGTTTTTTGAGGTATTTTTTTGATATAGGTACAGGCAGATTTAAGAATCACATGTCCAGAGCCTTTTTCCCCCCTAGATTTCATTGTAGATACATAAAAAGCTAGATTGTCTTCTCTTTCTAAGAATCCAATCGCTTTGCATAATTCTATTTCGCAATCTTGGTTAAATTCTTCTTCGGATTGCCATAAATTAGATGTGGAACTGTGGTCAAGAAATTCTAAATAAATAATCGTTTCAAATTTGTTTGGCATTGGTATAATTACTCCAATTAACAAATATGGAGGCCAAATGAGTTAAATTATATTTACAAATTATCACTAGATGTAAAGGCAAGGTGTTAATCATCTTGCCTTTTTTATTTTACCTATTCGTAATTTAGGTTTCTTTATTGGTATCTTACCAAATGATAATTTTTTAAATGTTCTACCCTTACTGCCTATTATTTTAGGTTTAATTAAAACTGCTAGACTTGAGGTAGTTGTTATCATTAGTGCATTAATCCATGACCAAACCAAACCACAATAATTATTGCAATTAGTTTCCATAGATTACTCCATGTCCAATATGGATCTAATTTATCTAGTACCCAATATACTTTATCTATTATCCAATCTTTCATTTGCTATCCTTTCTACTTTGTAATTTTAGCTTTCTTCTCGTACGTTCTTAATCCTGCCATGCCGAGGAGTGCTAAAACGAGAGGCATCAAAGCATCTAAATCTAAACTTGGCAAGGGTGCAGTTTCCACAGAAAATAATGCAAGAAAAAATAATGTGAACTGTTTAGCAACATATTCCCAAAAAATTGCAAAAGCACATGAGATTCCAATTAATGGCCTCCACGATCTTTGTAATATTCCAGAGATATCAGTGGCAGTGGATTTTGCATCAGCAATATTTACATCTATTTGTTTAGAGTTAATTTCATTTTCTAATTCTTTTATGCGTATTTTAATTTGTCCTTTTTCTTCTTCCGATACATGTAAGTCATCTATAATTTTTCCAACTTGACCAACCAAACCACCACTTAATATTTTACTTAACATTTGATTCCCTCATTTGTTTAGCTAATCTTTTTGATCTGTTCGGTAATTGTCTTGCCCATAAACTATCAAGCATTTCACGACTAGCTTTTTTATAATCTTTTTCTTTAAGTGCTTGTTGAAAGTTTTGGAATCGCATTAACTTTGGCAAACCAAGATTAAATGCCATATCTACTACAACAAAAAATGCTTCTTCACTTAAACTATCTACATCAATAAATTTTCTAGCGTCATCAATAGCTTGGTTAAGGTCAGTGGTAAATATTTGATCTACTTCTAAATCTGTTAATTCTTTATCAAGTAAATATTCCTCATCAGGTATTTTAATTAAATGACCTACGCCGATTGTCCAATTATTTAAAGTATCTTTATAGGCAGTAGTACGAATACCTTCACTATGTATGACTTGTGCTTTTAATTTTTCTATATTCACTTCTTTCTCACTTTCTTAACTTTAGGTAATAGTTCTGTTAAAACTTTACTAAGGTCTTGTTGTAAAACATTTAAGTGACCAATGTGCATGTCTATACTATTGCGTTGTGTCACTTCAGTTAATTCTTCATTTGTCATTGTTAATCGTATTTGGTTTCCCACTTTAATTACCCTCATATATAAATGTTTTTATCCCATGATCCATTATTCTTCAAGACCATTGGAGTAATTGCAGGAATACCATCTGTAATTAAAGCACAACTTAATATGGGTTTGGCCACATTAACCTTCATATATGCCATACTTAAACTATCTTTATTGACTAAACACCCTGTAGAAATACCCCAATTTAAAGAATAATCATTAGCTACAAATTTGACCTCTGATACTGTGTGGAAGTGTCCTTGAACGCAACACATACTTGTTTCTTTAACTGCTTTAGCAATATCTTTAGAAAACTGATGTGCAAAGCAAACAGTATTTTTATCTGTTTTTAAAATGTGTTTATCTTTCCATACCCAATTTTTATTAACATCTAAAATATCATTGTAGGGTTTTATAAACTGTCTTGACATCTTACTAGCTATCGCTCTACGTAATATTAAACTACCATGATTACTTTCTAGTAATGTCATTTTAGGAAATATTTTTTCTAATCTTTTAATCCAAGACTTCGTGACTTCTAATTCATCAAAGG